ATAGTAAGCGTAGTGATACGCTTATTATTTTATTTCAAGTGTGACAAATTTTGGTAGCGAAACCTCAATCTTCTATAGAAAGAATACCCAAAAATGTCACACCAATAATTCAAACTCCAGATGCTTCTAAACTCCAGATTTTAAACCGACTAAACAAACAATTTACAATTATGACAAACATTATTATTACTAAAGAGTACAAGTATTTAGGTGAATATCCATTATTCAAAGAGAATGGTTTACCAGTAGGATATTTAATAGATAAAGGTAAAGTAGGCTGTGGCGGAACATCTATAGCTTTAGAAGATGGTAAAGATACTATTATATGTGTTCCCTTTGTATCACTAATTAAGAATAAGATGCAGAAATATAATACAGATGGTAAGGTTAATGTACTAGGTGTTTATGAAGGTGTTACCACATACGAAATTAGAGAGTATTTGAATACTAAGAAAGGTGCTAAAAAGATTATGTGTACTTATGATAGTTTAGCTAAAGTTGCTGGTATTACTGGTTATAACTACTTCTTACTAATAGATGAACTACACCTGTTATTTATCCAGTATGTCTTTAGAAACAAGGCTGTAAGGACTGTATTAGACGAATATAAGAAATTCAAAGAATGGTCATTCTTAACAGCTACCCCTATTGAATATGATTTAATGCTGGAAGAACTAAAGGATATTCCGACCTTTAAAATAGACTGGGAAGATAAGACCGAAGTAAAGGTAAATGCAGTACAATGTAAGTATGTAGGTGCTACAGTAAAGAAAGTTATCAATGACTTCTTAGAAGGTAAAGTATTCGGTAATGCTCACTTCTTTGTAAACTCGGTGGAATTTATTGCTAGTATGATTAAGAACTGTAACCTTACTAATGAGAATACCAGAATCATCTTTAGCAAGAATAATGAAAGCTATAAGCATACTTGTCAAGGTGTTACTAACGGTGAAACTACTGACCCTGTAAAGAAGATAAACTTTTATACTTCCACCTGCTTTGAAGGCTGTGATTTATTTGATACAGAAGGTAAAATTTATATCATCTCTGAAAGCACCAAGGCACAAACCTTAATGGATATTAGTACACAGGTAAGACAGATAGCAGGTAGAATTAGAAATACCCAGTATGCAGATACTATTACACATCTTTATAAAGCTACCAGATACAATACAGACCTTACTTATGAAGAATATAAGCAGGTAGTTCTGGAAGAAGAACAGAAAGCCAAATCATATATTACTAAGGTTAATAATGATAAGGAAATTAAGGAAGGAACTAAAGAAAGTATCTATCATTACATTTGGAAGGATGAAGAAACTGGTGAATTTGTATTTGACCCTAATAGGATGAAACTGGATATTTATAACTTCAAGATACTTAACCATACATACAGTTTACAAGTTAATTTAAGCACTGAATATAATAAGGCTGGTATGGCTGTAGGATGCAGTACAGATAAGACTTCTGATAAGCTATTAAAGAATGATTCAGCCAGAACTACCTTTAAGGATGCTATAGAAGAATATGATTCTATAATGCAAAGAAAGGAAGGTATGGTATTCAGTCTTACAGATGGTGCCAGATTAGCCTTATTAAAAAAGAAATATAGCTATATCAAAGATGCTTATGAACTACTAGGTATGGAACAGATTAGGGAACTTAAATATCATACTTCACATATTCAAAGACTTCTTATTAGTATCTCTGAAAAGATGGATAATAATGCTAAGGTAGCTAAGTTACTGCTTACTATTCCTGCATTTAGAATCGGTGAATTTATTCCTTCTGCTGATATTAAAGATTGCTTGAATAGTATTTATGGCACGCTAGGAATCAAAGGAAAAGCTAGCATTAAAGACTTTGAAGATTATGCTAAGATTAAGGAAGCTAGGAAAAGAATAGATGGTAAGCAGGTAAGAGGTTATATTATTCAGTACATTAAAATTAAGTAAGCTATGGTTATTGACTTTACACCCAGTACAAAGGAATCAGAAGAAGCTAGAATATTAAAGCTAAAGAAAGATGCAGTAGAAGCTGGTATTAAAGCTAAGGAAATTTTAAACAGCATAGGAATTAAATATATCATCCGACTTTATAAAGAAGGTGGTTGTATTAAGTTTTACAAAGGTTCTAAATGTATAATGATGGCAGGTTTACTAGCTGG